CTAAGCCAACTAGACTAGACTTTGCTGGTGGCCAAGACGGTTACTCAGAGAGCTCAGCGACTCTCGGTGTACTAGCTTCTGCTTATGACCTATATAAGTCTGCTGAAGCTGTAAACATCGGTCTAATTATTACCGGTAAGCCAGTCGGTGGTTCTACTACTATCAATGGTCAGACAGTCTCTAAGTTCCAACTCGCTAACTACGTTATCGATAACATCGCTAGTGTCCGTAAAGACTGCATCGTGTTCGTATCTCCAGACGATGCAATCGTTACTTCTAACCCAGGTTCTGAAGCTCAGTCTATCGTTAACTGGCGTGGCGCCGTGACAGACACCACATACGCGGTGATCGACTCTGGTTATAAGTACATGTACGACCGCTATAATGACGTGTATCGTTACATTCCATTAAACGGTGACATCGCTGGTCTCTGTGCTCGCACCGATCAGACTAATGACGCTTGGTGGTCTCCGGCTGGTCTGACACGCGGCCAGATCAAGAATGTCGTGAAGCTTCGTTTCAATCCTAACCAAGCTGAGCGTGACTTGATCTACACCAACGCTATCAACCCAGTGGTTTCATTCACTGGTCAGGGTACATTCCTCTATGGCGACAGAACTGCTACTTCTAAGCCATCTGCTTTCGACCGTATCAATGTCCGCAGACTCTTCATTGTTCTTGAGAAAGCTATCTCTGACGTTGCAAAGACTACACTATTTGAGTTCAATGATGACTTCACAAGAACTCAATTCAGAAACATTATCAACCCATACTTGCGTGAAGTTCAGGGTCGCAGAGGCATCACAGACTTCCTAGTCGTGTGTGACGCTACCAACAACACTCCTGAAGTTATTGATCGTAACGAGTTCCGTGGTGATATCTACATCAAGCCAAACCGCTCTATCAACTTCATCCAATTGAATTTCGTTGCGGTTCGTAGCGGTGTAGAGTTTAGCACAGTCATCGGTCGATAAATAGAATAAATTATAACAGGGAGTTATAAAAATGGCTTTTAATATTAATAATTTTAAAGCGGCTGGTTTAACAGGAGGGGGTGCTCGCCCCTCTCTTTTCCAAGTACAATTAACACCTCCTGCTGGTGTTTTTGATGCTTCTCAAAAATTAACATTTACATGCAGAGCATCATCTATTCCAGCATCAACTGTAGCACCAGTTGAAGTACCATATTTTGGTAGAAAAATTAAATTAGCTGGTGACAGAACATTTGCTGATTGGAATGTAACCGTCATGAATGATGAGGATTATAATGTTAGAGCAATGTTTGAAGAATGGTCACAGCGATTAAATACAAATGAAACTAATCTTAAAACTATTCAAAATAATGATTATAAAACTGTAGATGCTGTTGTACAACAATTTGGTAAAATTGGAGAATCAAAAGTTATTGCACAATATAATTTTTATGGATTATTTCCATTGGAAATTTCTGCAATGGAGTTAGATTGGGATTCAACAAATCAAATTCAAACGTTTAATGTGACGTTTGCTTATGATTATTGGATTTCACTAAGACAACTAGGAGCACAAGCACCTTCTGTTAATCCTGGTGCTGGTACAGGTGGTGGATTTATCCCATCTCGGGGTGGAGAAGTAGTTCAATAAGTATAACAATAGTTATATTTAAAGAAAGTAATTACATATCATGAGATTATTTGGTTTTGAGTTTGTTCGAAAGACGGAACCTGAGGTAGCACCATCATTTGCTGTAAGAGAGCAAGATGATGGTGCTGTCATGGTTGCTGCCGGCGGCGCCTTTGGGACTTACGTAGATCTAGACGGCACTGTTCGAACAGAAGCAGAACTGGTGACAAAGTATCGTGAGATGTCACTTCAACCCGAGATCGACTCCGCTATCGACGAGATAGTTAACGAGTCGATCTCAATTGATGAAGACGTCATAGTGTCAGTGATACTTGATAACTTAGACGTTACTGAAAAAGTAAAAAAAGCTATCCGTGAAGAATTCCTCAATGTACTAAACATCTTAAACTTTCAAAAAAGAGCTTACGAGATTTATAGGCGTTGGTACATTGATGGAAGACTATACTATCATGTAATCATAGATGAAAAAGATCTTAAATCAGGTATCAAAGAAGTAAGATACATCGATCCAAGAAAGATCAGAAAGATTCGTGAGATAGTAAAAAAGAGGACTCCAGGTTCTGACGGTAGTGACGGTTCGTCAGTCATAGCTAAGACTCAAAACGAATACTTCATGTATAACGACCGTGGCTTCAATTATGGTAACAAAGTCGTAGGTCCAGCTACTTCAGGACTAAAGATCGCTAAAGACTCCATAGTACACGTGACTTCTGGATTGACTGATACCCAGGGCACGATGGTGCTCTCTTACTTACACAAGGCTATCAAAGCTTTGAATCAGTTGCGTACGCTCGAAGACGCACTCATCATTTACAGGCTAGCCAGGGCGCCTGAAAGAAGAATCTGGTACATCGACGTGGGTAACTTACCCAAGATGAAAGCCGAACAATATGTTCGTGACATCATGATAAAACACAAGAATCGTCTCATATACGATGGTGCTACCGGTGAAGTGAGAGACGATCGTAAATTCATGACCATGTTGGAAGATTACTGGTTACCACGCAGAGAGGGTGGCAAGGGAACAGAAGTCACGACTCTTCCTGGTGGACAGACTCTCGGTGAAATGGACGACGTTTTATACTTTCAAAAGAAGCTTTATCAGACACTCAATGTCCCAGTCAATCGTCTAAACTCAGACGCGTTGTTTTCCATAGGCAGAGCTACTGAAGTAACCAGAGACGAAGTAAAGTTCTCTAAGTTTGTGAGTAGGTTACGCGGTAGGTTCTCACACCTGTTCACCGAATTATTAGAGAAACAACTGGTACTAAAAGGTATCATGTCTATTGAAGACTGGCAGAACATATCTCCAGACATCAAGTATGACTTTGCTAGAGACAACTATTTCACTGAGCTAAAAGACGCTGACGTGTTACAGAACAGAATTCAATTGTATTCTACCATGGATCAGAATCAGTTGATAGGTAAATACTTCTCACACGAGTTCGTCAGAAAGAATGTGTTTAAGCAGTCCGATGAACAAATAGAAGACATGGACAAAGAGATCGATGAGGAGAATAAAGATCCTCGTTGGAATATGAATCAGATTGAACCTGGTCAAAATTCTTTCTCACAAGACCAGATCGATCAGCAACCCGGTGATGATCAACAACCAAGTGGTGATTCGCAAGACAAAGTAGCTGAAGCACAAAAGACTGTAGATAGGTTGAGCAAGTTGTCAAAACGTTCACCGACGGATCAGTCTAAATATCAATCAGCTATACAAATACTTGCTAGAAATAAGGATAAAGAATGATGGTAGACGTGAGTGATTTAATCTATTACGCCGCACAACAGCAACCGGCTGATTTTGAATCGGCTTTCAGAGACATCATGGTCGATAAGATAGCCACTGCTATCGATAATAAAAAGATAGAAGTAGCGCATGCTATGTTTAACAGCAGCAATGATGTAGAAGACACAGAAGAACTAGAGGATCAGGAAGATGGCGAAACCACTCAGTGACATCCTAAAAGGAGTCAAAGCTTCTAAGACAGAACCTGGTTCTACTGGGTCTGATCCCGGTGTAGATTACGCTCCTAAAGCTAAAGCTGAGAGAGACTGGGTCGCTAAACACAAGACCGAGAAGCATGAAGACAGAGTCGGTAATACTGACGCTCCTTATAAAGCTTCTACTAAGTATACACTTGATGACGAAAAAGAAAATAAGCACGGTAATAAGCAAAAAGAAGCAGAAGCTGTGTATGAAGCGACGACTAAACAAGTCAATGACAGAATGGACTCACTCATGGCTGCTAAAAAAGCAGAGAGAGCCGGTGACAAGAAGACACAGTACCAACACCTAGCTGATTATCATTCCAAGTATGCTACTCATGTTAAGAAGTCAGACGACATAAAGCATCACAAGTCTCAAGCTGAAAAGTATCGTAATGCAGCTAAAGCTTTTGGTGAGGGTCTACAATGTAACATGACGAACGAGGGTACGTATTGCCCAGTTCATGAAAATGCTTCTTGCAAAGAGTCTCTAGTCAACCCTTTGCTCGGTTCAAAAGATGACGACGAATCAGCTGAGATGGCAAAGACACAACTTCGTGCTCTAGCGAATAAAGCCATGGCTCTCGCCATGTATCTCACGGATGACATGATCGTTGAGCCTTGGGTTCAATCAAAGATTGCCGTAGCAAAAGACCAAGTGACTGCGGTGCATGATTATATGGTCTATGGTGATAAAAAAGAACAAACTGCACCGAACGACACACCCATCACGTTCCCAGGCATGAACGTCGACGTCGCTACTGGGGTAAACGTCTGATGCAGATAATTAAACCATCTAACAACGTAATATCTGTCACTTCACAGAACACAGTCTATAACTCAGTCGTCGTTTATGTGTCTGCTTCTGCTACTTCACAAGTTAATCTTTATTCCAATTCAACAACTCAATATGCTTCTTTTGTACTTCCAGCTAATCAATTTATTTTTGTACAAAAAGCACCAACCGACCTACTCTCTGCAAACGTAGCAGTATTTGCTACACCTGCCGCATTCAGGGGATAAAATGAAGCTCATTAGAGAAGACATCGAACAAGTAGAGTTCATATCTGAAGCTAGAGAGTCTGGCGAAAAAGATCACTACATCAAAGGTATCTTTTTACAAGCTGAGACACCAAATCGTAACGGCAGGATCTATCCCATGAGTGTGATGGAAACTGCAGTTAATGACTATTTGGCCAAGAACATCGCACAGAACAGAGCCTATGGTGAACTTGGACATCCAGCAGGTCCTCAAATTAACTTAGATCGTGTGTCACACATGATCACAGACTTAAAGAAAGACGGCAATAACTACATCGGTAAAGCTAAATTAACAGACACACCAATGGGTAACATCGCCAAGGGTCTATTAAAGTCAGGTGCTAATCTTGGCGTATCTTCTCGTGGTATGGGAACACTAAAACCCAACAAGCAAAATATCATGGAAGTACAAGATGATTTTAGACTAGCGACTGCTGCCGATATCGTAGCTGATCCATCAGCACCAGATGCTTTTGTAAAAGGTGTCATGGAGAATGTAGATTGGGTCTATGATGCTACTTCAGATACATGGTATCAACAAAGATTACATGAGACACGCAAGTCACTCAAGAGAATGACCATGGATGAGATTGAACAGAGTAAACTAGGCATCTTTGAGAGCTTTATCCAAAAGCTATCTTCAAGAAATAATAAAATATAAATATCATAAACTTTTGGTAAAGGAGACTTTAATGTCCGAGAAAGAAAATTACGAAGACGACGAATTCATCAGTTTTGAAGAATATGAAGCTCTTTCTGAAGAAGAAAAAGCTGAATATGAAATCATTCAACTAGATGAAATTTCAACAAAAACATTAGCTCGAGCTGCACATGCTGCTTCTGATCCAGAAACATTTGGAAAGTATCATGATCCACAAAAATTTGCAGATTATGCAAAGAAAACTAAAAGTGCAAAAGCAGCTGCTAATGTTCAAAGGGCTGCTAGTGGTATGGGTCATTTTGCAAAACCAAATAGATCATTTGGTTATGATCCATTAAAAGATGCTAAAACAACTAGAGTTACCAAATCTGGTACTATGAATAAACAAGATGCTGCAGCAAAAAAGAATGAAATTAAAAATAGACTTGGTACACATACAAAAGCAAAATTGCCAGAAGAATATGATTATGAACTAGATGAATCCGTTGCTTCTGACACACTAAAAGCTGGTTCACGTTCTATAGCGGATCCCAAGTCAAAGATTGAAGCTATCACTTCAGTAATTGGCGCTATGCATGCTATGCGTAAGGATGACCTAACCAAGTGGTACACGCAAGCTATGGACCTTATTGGTAAGGAAGCAGACTCACTACCGTCTGGCGCTAACGCTGATTCTAACTCTTCTTCTATCGACACTAAGCTAGGCAAGGGACCAAAGACACGTGACCCGATGCCAAAACTATCGGTCAAAGAAGACGTAGAAGAAATGTTTGTTGGTCAAGACCTATCAGAAGAATTCAAGGACAGAGCCACTACTCTCTTTGAAGCCGCAGTAAACGCTAAGATCATCGTTGAACTAGCTAAGCTCGAAGAGCAATATGAAGAAAGACTACACGAAGAAGTAGCTGAGATCTCAGAAGCTCTAGAAAAGAAGCTAGACACATACCTAGATTACGTGACTGAGACTTGGCTAAAAGAGAACGAAGTAGCAATCGAGTCTACTCTTCGTAACGAGATCACAGAAGAGTTCATCGATGGTCTACGTGGACTATTCGCCGAACATTACATCGAAGTTCCCGAAAATAAGATTGACGTCATCGAAGAGCTAGCTGCAAAAGTAGAAGCACTGGAGTCAAGGCTCGATGAATCAATCACAGAAAACGTTCAACTAAGAGAAGCTCTGACTGTGTCTGAAATGACAGACATCCTCAGAGAAATGGCAGAAGATTTGACTCTCAATGAGTCTGAAAAGTTCGCTGCTCTCGCTGAGGGCATCGAGTTTGACGGTGATCTAGATACTTACAGAAAGAAACTAGCATACGTCAAAGAATCTTACTTCAATAAGAAAACCGTTCAACGTGTCTCAAACATTGAAGAAGAAACATTCGAAGCACCCGAGAGCGATAGAGTCGTCTCTGCGGACCCTGAAATCAGTAGATACGCTCAAGCTATTTCAAGAACTGTAAAGCGTTAAGTTTTATAAATAAAACAACCCAACTATAGAAAGGGAACATTAATGTACCTGCAAGAAGAAATTCAACGTAAGTGGGCTCCAATCTTGGAGCACCAAGACCTCCCAGCCATCAAGGACGCTCATCGCCGTTCAGTGACAGCCGTCGTTCTTGAGAACACAGCCCGCGCGATGCGTGAAGCTGCTGCACATGGTCAGTATCAAACAATGCTAAATGAAGCCATGACTTCATCACTTCCAGTCAATGCTATGGCTGGTTCAAGCTCAGACGCTTCTACTGGCGCCATTGATACTTTCGACCCAGTGCTCATCAGCCTAGTTCGTCGTGCAATGCCAAATCTGATCGCTTATGACATCTGCGGAACTCAGCCAATGACCGGTCCGACTGGACTAATCTTTGCCATGCGTTCACGCTACAGCAACCAAGCTGGCACAGAGACTTTCTACAACGAAGTAAACACACAGTTCTCTTCTGTAACATCTGGTGCTAACACCTTCGGTCAGAAGCAGGTCGGTACAATCCCGGGTGCTACTAACACCACACCAATGACCGCCGTGAACACATACAACACTGGTTCAGGCATGTCGACAGCCCAGGCTGAAGCCCTCGGTACAGACGGCAACTCAGCTTTCGCTCAGATGGCTTTCTCTATCGAGAAGGTTACAGTGACTGCTAAGTCCCGTGCCCTCAAGGCTGAATACACCATGGAACTAGCTCAAGACCTAAAGGCTATTCATGGTCTAGACGCTGAGACTGAACTAGCTAACATCCTTTCCGCTGAGATCCTTGCTGAGATCAATCGTGAAGTTGTTCGCACAATTAACGTAACCGCCGTTGCTGGTGCTCAAGAGAACACAACAACTGCTGGCGTATTCGACCTTGACACCGACTCTTCTGGTCGCTGGTCAGTCGAAAAGTTCAAGGGTCTCATGTTCCAACTAGAACGTGAAGCAAACCAAATCGCTAAGCAAACTCGTCGTGGTAAGGGTAACATCGTTATCTGCTCCTCTGACGTAGCTTCTGCTCTTCAAATGGCAGGTGTTCTTGACTACGCCCCAGCCCTCAACTCAAACAACCTACAAATAGACGACACAGGTAACACTTTCGCCGGTGTGCTCAATGGTCGCCTAAAGGTTTATATTGATCCATATGCTATCGGTGGTAACTATCTCACCGTTGGTTATAAGGGTTCTTCTGCGTTTGATGCTGGTCTATTTTACTGCCCATACGTTCCACTACAAATGGTTCGTGCAGTTGACCAAGATAGCTTCCAACCAAAGATTGGCTTCAAGACTCGATATGGCATGGTAGCAAATCCATTCGCCGAAGGTGCTACAGCTGGTGCTGGTGCACTAACTTTCAACACTAACGTCTACTACCGTAGAGTGGTTGTAACCAACCTTCTCTGAGGTATCACTTTTTTGCACTTACGGTATTCTTAAATGTAATACCTAATATTATAAAATTAAATCCGGGAGGGAAACTTCCCGGATTTTTTTATGAGATAAATAGAATAGTCATTACATTCTAGTGAGTAAGCTATGAGTACACAGACTATGCTTAACATGCTCTCGCCACTGAACTTTAAGTTCACGCTAAAGAGAGCACCAAACTTAAATTTTTTCGTACAAAAGATCAACATTCCTGGTATCTCTTTACCTAAAGTAGATACACCCAATCCCCTGATAAAGATACCATTGTCTGGTGACCACCTTGAGTATGATGAACTGGATGTGACATTTAAAGTAGATGAGAACTTACAGAATTACTTAGAGATACATAACTGGGTGAGGTCGCTCGGTAAACCGTCTTTTGAAGAATACGCTAATCTTTCTAAGAGAGCGATATACACAGGTGAGGGTCTGAAGTCAGACATAGTCGTTACAGTATTGACTAGTCAAAAGAACCCTAATTATGAGTTTGTGTTTAAGGATGCACATCCCATATCAGTATCTAGCATAAGTTTTGAGTCAACTGATGAGTCGGTGAATTACATAGAAGCAACTGCAAGGTTCGTGTACACCATATTTGATATCGTGAAAGTAACATGAGTTCTTATGTATTAGAGATAGTACAAACACCGATCACGGTACCGTCGATCCTTGGTGATTTTAGACCGATTGACGATCCTTCTTACTTATATTCGGTGTATTCAGGCACAGCGTTTCTGATTTATTTAAAATTTACATTGAAAAAAATAGATGGTGAAGTCACAGAAACGGTCGCTATTGATAGTATAGACGTTGATTTACCTACTAGTGTCTCTGGTTTATATTCTACTGTTATAGACCCAAACCCGGCTGAATATGTCATCGGTGTCGGTGGCACTGTTAGTGGTGGTTTGATAGGCACTGATAGTTACAAGTTTGTCTTAGATGAAGAAGGATTCCCAGTAGTCACGACTACGCCACAACAAATACCTAACGACTTTTTAGCATTAGTTGAGTGGCTGACTCCGTCCGTTACTTATGCATTGTTATCTGGTTATAGCTTCACGGTGAATGGTGTTGATCCAAATGATACTGCTAGTTATAGTATGTCACAGTACGTATATTGGGACTGGGTACCAGCATTAAATTTATTTGAACAAGTAGTAACACAGGGGAATATATAATGCCTGCTGCAGCTAGATCGAGTGGTATAGATAAAGTATTTTCAAAAACAGGAATCGGAAAAGATTGTGCGTTTCCGGTAACTACTGTGACTGGGACTCCGACATGTGAAGTTTATATCGATGGGTTTAAAGCGGTTAGAGAAGATGATCAAGTTGGTTCACATGCTTTTATTGGGTGCAGTCCGGATACTTCTAATCTAACATCATTTTCATCTACAGTTTTTATTGGTGGTAAAGGTATGGGAAGAATAGGTGATAACTATGGTTCAGATAACATTATTATTTCTGGCTCACAAACAGTATTCGTGGGTGGTTGACATTTAATAATACTTGTGTTATTATATACTATTATTGATACAGGGTTATATCATGAATTTTGAGTCTTTATTCTCCGAGTGGGAGAAAGATGCTGAAATAGATAAGACAAGACTAGATGATGAATCTCTCAAGATCCCTAAGCTTCATCATAAGTATTATAGGTACTTAGTAACAGAAAAGTCTAGGTTAAAGAAACTTGAAGCTGAGTATAAGAAGCTTCGTTTAGAAAAGACAGAGTTTCTTTCGCAGGGTCACGACGAAGAGACTAAAGCAAAGGGTTGGAAGCTCCCACCGCGCGGTATAGTACTGAAAGCTGACATCCCTATGTACTTAGAAGCAGATCAAGACATCATAGACATGTCTCTACAGATCGGTGTTCAGCAAGAAAAAGTCGAATTCCTAGAGTCAATAATCAAGACACTAAACAACCGCGGTTATAACATCAAGACGGCGGTTGATTTTATACGATTCACGATGGGTGGTTAATGATTCATAGAGTGTACATTAGGTAAATGATGGATAAGATTATAGTCAAAAAATACGATGAAGTATATAATAAAATAGAGTGTGATCCGGGAGTCGCTATGGAACTTGCGGATCAATTTACGTTTGAAGTACCCGGCGCGAAATTCATGCCCGCGGTTCGTAATAAAGTCTGGGACGGCAAAATTCGAATTTTTAATCCACTCACGTGTACTCTCTACGCCGGACTCAACGAATACGTAGAAAAATTCTGTCAGTCAAGAAACTATGAGTATGAGACCGAGGGTCTCGAGAATGACAAAGAATTTTCTGTTCATGAAGCTAAAAGACTAATTGAAAAGATGGCTCTGACTAAAGAGCCTAGGGATTATCAGATCGACGCATACGTGCACGCCGTGAGAAAAAGAAGAGCATTATTATTATCTCCCACGGCTTCTGGTAAGTCACTCATCATCTACATGTTGACTAGACACTACGCCACTAACACACTCATCATTGTTCCGACTACTTCTCTAGTCCATCAAATGGCTTCAGACTTTGTTGATTATGGGCTAAAGGGTGACATCATTCATAAGATCATGGGTGGATTAGAGAAAGAGACGAATAAGCCCATTGTGATATCGACGTGGCAGTCGCTCTTCAAGCTACCAAAGAAATGGTTTGATAGATTCAACCTAGTCATAGGAGACGAGTCGCACCTATTCAAGAGCAAGAGCTTGACTACTATCATGACGAACCTTACTTCTTGTCAGCACAGATTTGGTTTCACCGGCACACTTGACGGGACTCAAACTAATCGTATGGTTCTAGAGGGTCTGTTTGGTCCAGTCAGAAAAGTAACTACTACTTCTGAACTCATGAAAAAGGGTACAGTAGCAGAACTCAAGATCAAAGCATTAGTATTAAAGTATCCAGATTATGTTAGAAAAGAAGTATCTAAGATGGACTATCAAGCAGAATTAGATCTTATAGTTACTAACCAGTCTAGAAATAAATTTATTAAAAATCTTGTACTGTCACTTACTGGAAACACGATCGTGTTCTTCAATTTTGTTGAGAAACATGGTAGAGTCATGCATGATATGATAAAGAGCGAAGCTGGTGACAGACCAATATTCTTTATATCTGGTGACGTATCAGCTGACGAACGTGAAAGAATCAGACACACGGTGGAGTCATCAACTGACTGTATCATCCTAGCAAGTTCAGGTACCACGTCTACCGGTACTAATATCATCAACCTACAAAATATAGTTTTCACGAGTCCATCTAAATCACGTATTCGTAACCTTCAGTCTATAGGTAGGGGACTACGTAAGTCTGGTGATAAGTTATCAGCTACTCTGTATGATATTGCTGATGACTTGAGTTGGAAATCTAAAAAGAACCATACCATACTCCATTTCCTGGAACGAATCAAGATATATTCTAGTGAGTCATTTGACTACAAGATATATCCGATAGACTTGAAATAACCTATACTATTACCTTTTCCTCAATACCTGATTATATACACATTTCCAGGAGTGTCAACCAATGAGTGCAGCTAAAAAACATTATGTTAATAATAAAGATTTTATTATAGCTTTAAATGAATACAAGCAAAAGTTGGAATCACAACCAGACGCAAAGATACCAGACTACATCGGTCTATGTATACACACTATATGCACAAAAATGGCTACTCGACCAAACTTTTCTGGTTATTCTTTCAAGGAAGAAATGGTTGGTGACGCTATCGAGAATTGTCTGGAAGCTGTTCAAAAGTTTGATGAAAAGAAGTCTATAGAAAGATCCAGGACAGGGACGGTTAACGCGTTTGGTTATTTTAGCTGGATAGCATGGAATGCATTCATTAGAAGAATTGCTAAGGAAAAGAAAGAGACTTATATCAAACACAAAAACATGCAAGTACTCCACGTATTCGATACCGAGATAGTCGACGTCACCGGAAACAAAATATCAGATCAGATAATAAATGACTTCGAGTCTAAGTTGACAAAGCCGAAAAAGAAGGATATAATAGGCATAGAAAAATTTGCTAACGGTGAATAATAATGAAATTGGCTATTATAACTGATACTCACTATGGAATTCGTTCCGACAACATAGCTTTTTTAGACGCTAATAAAAAGTTTTTAGATACTATCTTTTTTCCTACTTTAAAAGACAATAATGTCAACCACATCATTCATCTGGGTGACGTTGTAGATCGTAGAAAACATGTTAACTTCCTTACTGCGAGTCGACTAAGGACTGATTTTTTAGATAGGATTCAAGAATATGGTATGGTTGGTACTTTTATCG